CTTCATTATATGATCCCTTTTAATGTAGAAGATTATATGATACTATTTAAGGATCGCTATTATAAGAATAAAGTTAGTCTGATCTGAAATCTTCGTGTATATATATGATCCGGCAATGTCGGATCATAATTAAAAATAATATCAAAAAAGAATATATTAATATTCAACTTAGTGCCATTGATATTCATAATTTCATATTCATATCATGACACCAGTCAAAAAGTGTTTTGACTTTGTTGTATATTAATATTACAATATAAGACAAAGAAAATAAATATAGCGTTTAAACGAATCAACGGAAAAATACAAAAACTATATATTTTATTATTTTTAATTTAATTAAATTTAATTTAATTCGATTTAATTGATGAATATGCAATTCGTTCATCAAATGTGGGATGTGTTCTACCGTATACTATTTTTTTATACCAATTAAGTGTACCTCCCAAAAATTTAGCATATAAGTTATTTTGATATTTTCGTTTTTTAAATTGTTTCCATAATAATACAGCTTCTTCATTCATACCATCCATCAAGCAAAATGAATCAATATCGGCTTTTTGTTCTTGTCTTCTCGCCATCATTGTATACATATGATTCCATATTATAAAAATAAGCGTGAAAGATACATGTAAATTGCATACAAATACTACAAAATAACATAAAAGTAACAATGTGAATATATTTGTTGTTATGCAAAATAATACAAATAATATACTTTTCAATTTACTTAAATCTCCATTGAGATAATGATTAAGTTCGTGACATAAGACGAATAATAATTGTTTTCGTGTTATGTGAAGACTTCCTGTAATTATTCTTATGCCATATTTTTCATAATTATCTTCACACCAAAAAAACTCCTCAATTTCACTACTATTTTCGATGGGGACTGTATCATAACACAACGATGAAGGAACTCCAATATTTAAAATATCATCAATTATTCTAATATTAAAAAGCTTAGACGGTCTTACGATAATCCGATTAAGTTTATCTACTGTTAAATTATTTAAAAATAACGCTTGTATCAAAACGTCTTTTAATTTTGTCCTCGTTATAAAATTAATTCTAATTTCATCATCGAACTCAATGTTTGGAGGAAACATATAATTAACCATAAAATATTTGTTATTAATTGTTTATTGGCTATCTATTTTAATAAAAATTATTAAACATATTTTCAATTTTTATTTTATTAACATTCGCAGTATATTTTATATTTTAATATATTATATATATTTTTAGGAAAATATACAGATAATGATCGGAATTGAAACGTTAGCTATATTAAGTATAATATCATGTTCAGCATCCTCTGCAATTGCCTTCTATAAAACATTTAAATATTTTAAAAAAATAACAGAAAAAGAAGTAGCTTTTAAAGAAATAATTGATGATTATGTAATTTTTATGACAGCAAATGAAAATAATGTTCTTAGAAGTTATGCTCTTCTTGGTGAATGGTATGCCAATAATAGTGAATATGTTGATGAATTTATTGATACAACAAAAAATCATAATAAATATGGAAATAATGGTGATCATTATAAAAAAGATAAAACATTTTTTGATACCATTAAAAGAGATGCTGAAACGATGAAAACGTTAGATACGGGTGCTAGTACTAATATTCATCATCATATAATGCATCAAGCTACAGATTTTAATCCACTTATGAGTAATATAACTTTCGCAATCCAGGCATCGAATATTGCACTCGTCGTTGTATCTTATCTTGTGATAAAACTTTATACATCGCAAATGGAGGCTAATAAGAAAAAAAAATTATTTGATATATACCAGAAAGTACAAAGCAATCATCGTGTCGCAAAAATTATTAATAGGGAAATAAATAATAAAAACTTAGTCGCTGGATTTGATTTTGTGCAAACTGTATTAGGACTAAATATGATGAATATGCCAGATTCAGAAATTGATTCATATTTGAGTAATACAAATAAGATAATTGATGATGTAATTCTGATGAATAGAATTATTAATAATAAAATTGATATCATTAATGAACCACCCATCGATATTACTTTTGCAATAAATTTTCTTCAAGAACTTTTAACTCGCGATGATATAATTACAATACCACCTCTGAAAAACAAAAAAATAAAAGAAGTTGTTGATATTGATTTTGATCGCGAATTTCTCAAACTAAAATTACTATATCAATTTAGTATTACGTTGCCAAAAAATCATAGAATTAGTAAATATATCGAGGGCGATGTTTCAATTTATGTGACAAATCAACATAAAAAAACTATCAAAAAATATCTACTTAAGAAAATTTTGGATATTGATAAATCTCTTATTGTACCTGAAAAAATATTTGCTATTAGTAAGTTTATTGATATATTGGACATAAATAATGTAAATATTGATTTCAAAACATTACGATATTCAACAATGCTTGCAGGAAAAGAACCGTTTTTGTTAACATATCCAATTAATAAAGAAGTTGTTGATTCATTGTTGACGATATGTATGGAAAGACTTTCTTTTACTATTCCCTTCATGAAATTTGTTGAAATTGATCAAAAAGGAGGTAATGTTGAGTTGTGCTCAAAATCTGAACAGAAATTTGATCATGATATATTTGAACCGCTTTATGATTTACATATGTCTTCAATAACATCGAAGACAAAGACTTTGGAAAATGATTCAGACCCAATCAGGATAGAATTGAAACCAATTTTTTGTATTAAAAAAGTTTATGACATATTTAATCAGATTGATACTGTAATTGAAATATTTAAATATGTGCGTAGGATGCAAGCGACAAATTGGGCAGAATTTATAAAAATTTATTATGGTAGTGTCAAAAATTATGATAACGTATTTAAATTCATATCAAATTATGACAATGAAAATAGTGCAATCAGTTTTATTCATGATCTGTTATTTATGTTTATAATTGGATTCCTTTTTATAAGTCGAAATGATAACATTCTTGAGATTTATAACCAAATTATAACACCACAACAAAAAGAAAAAAAAAATACTAAAAATACTCAAACTCAAAATACTGAGATGTACAAAATAATAAAACAACACATGATGAGAGCAAAATTTAATAAAATTACTGTTCAAAATATAAATGAAGTTGATGCATACAAAAAATATGATGAATTAGTTGATATACTAATAAAGTTCCATAAGTTAATTAATTGTGAAAATTCAATAATTAAATTTTTTATTATAAAAAATGTGGGTAAAAATTCTACAAATAAAGACATTTTCGATAATCAATTACTGATTAGTTCAAAACCCTTATATAAAAATAAAGATGATGGGAATGCAGTATTAAACCTTTACTACAGGACATATATGAAATCTATTATGGTATCACCCGCCACAATTAAAAGAAAAATTAAATATCTTTTTGATAATGATGTTTCTTTTATTACTCCTGATTCAGCTGATGAGAATAACGAATACAAATTAATCGAACATTATAAAGATGATGAATATATGCAAGCCATAATGAACGTTTTATATCAAATAATGGATACTAAAAAAATGTATTTACCAGATTATACGATATCTTCGTTTACATATCCGCACTTTGAATTTATTTCCGGTTTATATGTTTCAACTAAATTGAACGTTCACTGTATCGAAACAGTCGATTCGTCTACTGTTTTCCATCTTGATAGATTTTTTGTTCCCGAATTTCAGCTAGGAAACCAATTACTTTATATTCTCAATAAATTAATGTATGATTATGAACAAAAAAACGAACTCAAAAAAATGTATGAATTTGACTATCATTCAGCCGTATCCAACATATCAAATATATCAAACTATGATTATGGAGATTTATTTATAAATTTATTGAAAAAATATATTGCCACCGAACCAGAACATCATGTATCACCTTCAATGTTACTCAATTTATTAGAATTGTGTACGGAAAATGTAGAATGTTATGTTCATAAACATACAAAATCATATTCAATTGAGGCATTGGAAACATCAATCACACAAATTCCAAATACTGCTTCTGATAATACTGAATCAATTAAGAAACTCATGTTGACAGATATAATAATTAATTTGTGTAATGAAATTATCCCATTCGATGGAAATAATTTAAAAGAACTCAAAAAAATTCTTCATGAATCACATTTGTATAAACAAATACTTCAAAGAATACATATTCCTCAAACACAAATACAAACACAAATAGGTGGACAAATTAAAATAAAAAAACGATATAAGTTTGTGTCATAATAAAAATTTTATTCGATAACAAGAAGAACATTAAGATAAATATTTTCTTCGATATGACCGCTATATTGATTACCGATGTATACATTACGACGAGTTCTTTCTCCGACACGGAAACCTTTACCCAGATAATAAACTGGTATTGACGCAACTTCATCACTACTATTACGAATTTTTTCTCGAAGTTCGGGGCAAATATTATAAATACTCAGATTATCAATCTCATCTGGAAAACCTTCATAAGAAGGTTCTTTGCGTGAAGGATTGAAACGAGTCTTTACATGCTCATCGGTTGATTTCATATCTTCTGATTCTGAATCTGCCTCAGAATCAGAAGAATTAGAATAATAATTGGAATACTTGTTAACCATTTCGACATCTTTTACGATCACTGGTACAAATCGATATGTGAAACCGAGTTCCTTGATAGCGTTAACAATATCATTATCGACACCCTTCAGTGTTCTCACATCAGAATCGGCATCAGAACCAGAATCAGAATATTCTTCAATATCGAGATAAGTATATCCATTTTGGAGGAGAATACCAAACTGTTTGCTTATGTTAATCCTCTTTGCAATTTTTTGTGCAGTGTCTCCAATTCCGGGAGAAAAGATCATTTTTGAGCCATAACTTTCTGGTGCGATTACATCAGATAGTGTTTTTGTGATAAATACTTTGAATGTCATTGTTTCACGATAATTTGTAACTGGTTTAATTTCATGAAGAACATCAGAATAGAAAATTAGAATATTTCCGTCCGTACTTCTCCAAGTTTTTCCATCAATAACCATCGAATCATATTCTCCATCAATATGAACAACAATTGTCGCAATCAAATCTCTAGATGGGGAATCACGATGTTCAGCAAAGAAATCGCCTTTTTCATAAATATTAATTTTATAAGGTTCAACCTTGATATTTCGAATTCCAGTTTTTTCATAAAATATTTCACGTAGAGTGTCTGTGATGTCAGTAACAACATTATTTTGATCAATTACAACATCGAATCCCTTTCTGATATTTTCATCGATTCTTGTTTGTTGTGTTGCAATGTCACCAAACTCAGCGACTTTTTTGAATGGAGAGAGTGCTGTTTTAATTTTTTCAATATTGTCAATATTAGACCTAACAGCACTGTAACGATATAAATATTTCTTTTTTTGTCCGTATTTATCCATTTCTGTTTTATTTGGATTAATTACTTTATAAAAAGATTGGTATTCATCATCAAACGTATCGAAGTAATATCTTGTAGCATTATTTTGATCAGAAAATATATCTCCAATACATTTATGCGGTTTGTTTGTAACACATAGTTCATCATTGAAACTTCCCTTTGTGTAAATTGTATCAATATGAGTTCCAGTTTTCATAAGAAGTCTATATTCATTGAGACCAATTTCATCGCTGAAGGGAATAGGCATTTCTGTCATTTCGGTCATTTCACTGTATGATGTCACTTTTGTTCAATAGGATAGTCTAAGAGAATATTCTGATGAAAAGTATTGATAGTTGAAAATTAATAAACAGAACAAATAACATTATTTTCAATTTTTTTTATTTTTTTAATTATAAACAAATTAATTTTCGTTGCCGTTCATTAAGATTAACTTTGAAGTTAGGAATATCATACATTTTTTCAGGGTTTTCAATATATTTATCTATTAACTGGTGTCGCACATTTTTGTAATTCATTTTTGCACCTGGTTTTTTATCAAATATATGATTGCCCCAATGATTTGTCACTCTGTTTTCAAAAAATGCTCTCTGTCTAATATACACTTCTTCTTGAGTAAATTCTTCTTTTGGTCTGTAGCACACATAGATAACACATCTCCAACCTTTCCAGTGATCATTTTTATCTATTAATTCTTCTTGAATTGCTTTTCGTGCCGAATGAATTGTAGTTGATGACCAAACAATAAAACTTCCCGCCGGTGCTACTATAGGAACTTGCCAATTCCCACCAACACTTTCAACCATTTTTTTAATATCATTAATAGATCCATCACTGATTCTTAACCAATTACTTGGACTATCCTCTCTTTTATAGTAGTCCATTATTTTATCAAAAATTTTATAAGATTTCGGGCTAGCAACAAATGAAGCAGATGTGTTTGTCAAGACCATTTGACCTTGAATGCATAAATATGGATCATTTCTTTTTGTTTGATCACAATGAGGCCAATCATTTTGAACTTTAGTATAATCTTCTATTCCATTAGGTCTAACATTTATACCATCACCCGAAACAACAAAGTCGTTCGAAGCATAAGTTTTATTCCTCAAATTATTATACAATATTTCAAAAATATTACTAATATTATCATTTGATCGTATTTCCCAAACAGGTTTCAAATTACTAACTAATGCCTGAAATAAACCCGGACGAGTTTGTGGAGGAAGATTTTCATCATCCCAATTATTTTTATTGAAATGTTTAACAGTTCCTATCGTTTCAAAATTCGTTATAACTTCTGAAACCTTTTCGTCGCATAAATTTTTGGACATTACGTCAGTAATAACAACAACACCAAATTCCCTAAATAAATCTACCAGTTTTTGTTCAAAATTATTTTCACCATATTTAATCGTAAAATCGGAAACAATTTTTGAATAAATATTTTCTGTCATGATATTGTATTTATATTTTATCAGTCCTTGTATTCAATAAATATATTTTAATTTATAAAAATTCAATTTTATTATTTATATTTTTTTTATTTATTTTTATTTTTAATTATATCAGCAATTTTTTCACCAGCCATAATGCATGTTAAATTTAGTGGTGCAGATAATGGTTTCGGAAATATACTCGCATCGACAACTCTTAAATTATCTGTTAAATAAATTTTACATTCGGAATCGATACATTTACCGAGCGCCACAGTCGAACTTGGATGTCCGAAACTATCAAAAGTTGTCAAATTAATTACAGGGTCTGATAATTTTACAAAATTTTTAATTGGATTAATTTCACATATACGTCTAGATAATTTAATACTTTCTGTTAATTTATCAATATCGATATCATTATACAAATAATTGGGATTAATTAAAGGTTTACTATGTGGATTAGTATCTTTAATAATAAAATTACCAATAGATTCAGGTTGTGTTAGAGCAATTCCCACTGTAAATGTTTTATGATCATTTTTGAATGCAATAATTTGTGTATTCAATGTATTATGATTTTTTTCTTCCAATATTTTTGTCCACAGTAATGTTCCAATTTCTGAATTATCATCATCTTTTTTAATGTCATCGACTATATGATAATTATCATAATATAATGGATGATCAAATAATATTTCGCCCACAGGCAAGTCAATAACTGTTTTAATACCTATTTGTTTTAATTTACTCTTCGGACCGATTCCACTACGTTGTAAAATTGCAGGAGATCCAAATGTTCCACCGCTTAAGATAACTTCACCATCATTCTTAATACGTAATACAACACCATTTGATAAAACAACACCATTGACATGTAATTTGTTATTATTGCTGTCATCAAATACTAATTTATCAACCAGTGTTTTATCTAGTATAATTAGATTTTTTCGTTCTCGAACTTTATCATTCAAATATGTCATACCAGTATTTTGTCTGATATTGCCGATG